AAGGAGGCAAAGTCTCCGAGAAAAAGAAACCTCAAATGAAATGTGGAGGCAAGGTTAAGAAAAAGAAGTAACAACAGGAGGGGTATATCCCCTCCTCAGTATTTAGCATATGAAAAATTCAGAATTTGTATCTAGGATCATGAATGACATGAACTCCATTAACAAGGACGCTCATGTCAGTAGGAGGTGGATATTATCCATAGGCAGACAAAAAGCAAGGTCTTATATAGCCCAGAAATACGCTGACGGTACTTTGTTCGGCGAGGAATCGTTATACACCCATATCAATTGCCTGGAGATGGAGAGAGTTCGGAAGGTTGATTGCTGTTTTGATGAGTTCAAGTTATGCCGGATTCTTATGAGATCTAAGAAAAGGTTGCCCGATATGATATATACCCGTATAGGACCGGCTATCATCAAAGTATCAAACATCATGGATGATATTATATTTACCTCCATATCGTTAAGAAAATACGCTAACAACAAGGAACGTAAATACGGGAATATAGATCAATACTATTATTATGTCAATGATGGATATATCTATATACCAGATATTAACATAGAGGCTATAAATGTTGATCTTATAACTCTCGACAGAAAAGCGGCGTTAGAGCTAGGGGGATGTGGAGCTGAAAAAGATAAGCCATGTACATCTCAATGGGATTATGATTTCATATGCCCAGACAAACTTCTTGAATATGTGGTTTCCGAAACATTAAGGGAAACTGTAACCAAATTGCAGATCCATACGGATGAGAACCCGGATATGGATATTAATAAGAAAACACAAAAAATTCAATAACATGAATCTAATAAGATCAATAATCAATTTCTTTGGTTTCAATGACGCCATAGTTGACGGTATAGGCGAAAGAGGGATGAGAGACAGCTCTATCATAAGATATAATGAGGTGCACGATATGTATGACAAGATTATAAAAGATCTGGGAGATATGTCGGCTTACGTATCCAAGGGTTATATCTATGATAAGATAAAGGAAAGAACGGGATTAAGTACCAGACATATTAGTAGGATATTGAATCATACTAGGAGGAAAGATCTTAGATTCATCTAATCGTAACAAAAAGGAGAGACTATATAAGCCTCTCCTTTTTTTATTGTCAACAAGATCCACTTCCTTGACCATCCTCATAATAAGCATAAGCTCCAGATGATATCCCGTAGTTGGTTGTTGTAGAATCAGAAAAAGTTCCTGATCCGGAAGGAATAGGGACTATTCTTGTCTCATACTCCCATTGACCATTCGTTTTTTTGTATCCTATAGTCATCCTAGACGTCTTTTCCGATCCACATGGATTATTATATTGTATGGTGTAATTTATCGTCTTCCCGCTTCCGCTAGACGTCGTTACACTAGCGCTCCATGTTTTGGGGCAATCGC